CTGTGTGCCAAGAACAGCATACACGCCATCCTCACCAGTGCCGTCCGGCCAAACATGAAACTGTTTGATTATGTACCCGTGGTTCGTTCGTCCATCGTCAACAATGATACGGTGAACGAGAGTATCATTCAACTGTCCACGCAATGTCCGTACCCTCATCGTTTATTGCCCCCAGCAATTCGGTGAGCCTCTTTTACAGCGCGTTTGAATCCGCCCTTGCGCCACTTGCCGCCCTTGGTTTTGTATCGAGGAGCGACCTTCTTGAAAGCGGCACGATAACGGCGGTTGTACGCGCTCACCTTGCGTTTGACCTTCTTGGCCCCAGCCTCAACCACAGCGGGCGCTGTGGCAGCCACTGCGGGCGGTACACCGGCCGTATTGGCGGCATTGAGAACCATTGCGTCGGCCATAGCCCGGAGGGCGGCCGCCAATGCAAGATTGTTATCCACGATCGACCGCCTCACTGTTGAGAGAGGGCCAAAGCCATAGCAGCGGCAGAGGAGAGAGTCTCGACCGTACATTCGAGGACAATATTGCATGAGGCAAGTGCAAGGTTAACCGCCGATGTGGAGTCCACTCCTAGGTAGATTTGTTCAACACCAACCAAGTACCCTTGAGTCCAATGTTGAGGGGCAACGTCTAGGGCATCCGTCAAAGTCAGCATTTCGCCATTTGCTCCAGCACTGGCTGAGAGCGAACCCGAGGCGATAACGGACTTATCTACGATGTCAACCATTGAGTTCTGGCTTTGAGTGGTGAGTTGGAAGGAGTTGCGTTCTTCAGCGTTGGGCGTGATGGTAATGGTGTTAGTTGGGCTGCCCCATTGAACTGAAACGTTGTGGATGCGTAGAACGCTCTTACCCAGTGCGTCAACATACGCTCCCAGGTCGATCGAGGTCTGAGCAAAGGTGGTACCGTTGAAGTCAGTTTGAGCGCGAACAAAAAACGAGTCAGTTTTGGGCATAATCCTATCATGATAGGGTGTTGTATTTAGTATGATTGATAGCATGGAATCAGTGAGGGCTGCTACGGGTCTTAGGTGTAGCGTAGCGGAATCGTAGGACTGCGGCCCAAATCGTGGTCGAAATCTTGTGTGCATACACACATTTGATATGCTTGATACACATCGGACCGGTCATGAAGATATTCATAGACCTGTTTTGTGGGCTTGGCGGTGCATCAGAAGCGTTCGTTGGAACTGATTGGCGAGTTATTCGCATTGACAATAACCCTGACCTCCTCGATAAGGTCCGGGGAATGTGGGTCCTCGATCTAAATGATGAAAAAAATGTGCTTGAATGCATCCGAGCGCATTTGTACGATGTTGAAGTTGACCGTCTTGTAGTGTGGGCGTCTGTGCCATGTACCGATTTTACTGCTGTTGATGGAGCAGACAAACGCAAGCAACGAGAACTCGACGGTTTCGACCTGGGACTTTTGCACAAAACATGCTATATCATCGCCGCATTGAATGAAGATTACAATCTAACAGAGTGGTTTATTGAAAACGTTCGAGGAGCGATTGCGCCATTCAATGCCGAGTTAGGACACTACCGGCAGAGGATCGGGCCGTTTTTCTTGTGGGGCAAGTTTGTTCCTGTTGCTTGTCTTGATTCTGATGTTCATCGCCATCGGAAACCATTCAATCAAACCAACAGCAGAACACCACTCCGCTCAAACATACATGCTAAAATTCCGTATGCTTTGAGTGAGAGCGTTAGGGAGAGCCTCGATCGTCAACTTTCCCTCGCGAGGTGGGTAGAATGAAGATAAAAATCCCAATTAACATACGATTGCCAATGAGGATGTTGCAAGACATTGATGAATTAACCAACAACCGGTCAAAATTCATTCGGGTCGCGATCGAGGATAAGTTGAGTTCTGATGCAACCACAATTTCTGATGTGTCAACTCGTCAACTCATGGCAGCGTTGGCCGCGCGTGATGATGTGGACGAAACTCTTTCGTTGCTGTTGTATGCCATGCTTAACACATGACCCTCAACATCACCGAATATCGTCCTGGGACCGTTCTTTGATGAGGGCCATAATGGCTTGGTCTTCAGTCATGACAATTGGTTCCAACACAACAAGATAATTTGTTGCCTCGATGCCAACCATGGCTTGAATATACAGGTCTTGGTTCACCACGTGATCGGGGTCAACAATCGAGAATGTAGATGCCGATTCCGTGGCTGTTGACGAAAAGCACCCGGCGGCCCAGGCAATTTGCCGGTTATCGCTGGCGTTTCCGCCAGAGACCATATCGTACTGTGTGCCAAGAACAGCATACACGCCATCCTCACCAGTGCCGTCCGGCCAAACATGAAACTGTTTGATTATGTACCCGTGGTTCGTTCGTCCATCGTCAACAATGATACGGTGAACGAGAGT